GTCCTTCCCCGACACTAGCTTATAGAGAGTTTAACTACCAAGTTTCTCTCTCGACAAGATAGCTGCTCCAGCTAAAAAGCTTGGAGCTGTCGCCGACACTGGTTGGATACCAGTGTACCCACTTTCGTACTACCTTTAGACGATAAGCGGGTACTGAAGTGACGCTTGAATCCTTACAGCCGTACTTCTGTGGGTTCCACTGGAAATCCCTTCTGGGATTTCTCCAGCGGATTCCTTTGATCTCTGTATCGCTACAATGATCGAGGAACCACAGATAGTACGTCCGGCTATCATTTATCTTGCTAAGTTCCATTGAAGGAACATAAGCACGATACATGGGTTGCCAGGGCCCGTTTCGACGGACTGTACGGACAAGTTTCTGAGAGTAGGCAAACGTAGGATGCATCCATACACCCGACGTGGATATGCCGTTGTAAGGAACGAAAGGAAGTGATCGTTGATCCACAAAGGATCGCAGATATTTCCAAAGTTCCCCACCCGGCTTACCTACTGACATCAGACCATTTACGAGATGACACAGGGCGTGTTTTGCACGTCCGTTGTTTCTCACGTAGAATGGAGTGATGTCCTGTCCCCTAAACCAATTAGCTCCACAACTTTCCCGATAAGGGCCAGTTGAATGAGACTTTTCGGCGTTGGGAACAAAGCCCAGGAACTTTAGCAGTTCTCGAAGATCTTCAGACAATCGGCTTTCGATGATGATATCATCACCGTACACTGAAAAGTCTTTAGATCCAACTGCATAACAAGCGGCAGCAAAGACCAAGGTCTCGATGGCAAAAGTGGAACCATTGCCCATACTAGAAAATTTCGAGTATGGTTTCAAATGGGTTTCCCCTTTTAACTTCATCAGCGGAGTTCTAACATCATCCAGAAATCTAAACCATTGATATGGAAAGATTAACGGAACAATGTTATAGCAAACACTGTCTGAAGCGGCGGTCTGATCTTCCGTGGCGTAAAAGCCCGTGATAGATCCGATTCGCGCCATCTCTTGGTTCTTCGACTGGTCAGACAAATCGATTTGAGCTTTCGCTCGTAGTCGATCTTTAGCGTAACTATCAAAAGCCAATTGGAGAGCAACGTTGCCTTCCGGTTCAGCTGCGATAGTACGTTTTGTCTTCCAGTTCTTCAGTACAGCGAGCACTCTATTGTAACTCACCAGCTTTGGACGCATCTTGTCAAAACCCCAAAATTGGAGTAATGGCTTGATGTATTTAACAGCTGATGGGGTACACACGGGCTTAAGCGAAACCTTTTTGAAGGGCTGAGCTTCAGTCCGTTTTCGAGTGCTGGTAGCGCCTGATGTGATCCTTACCCTACGAGGAATTTCCTCAAGGAACGTACCAAAGTCCCCCAGTACATAGGATATGTACTGCGACATCTTGTCGACCTTAAACTTGAGATCTGGATTGGAATCCGGCTCAAGATAGAAGGCATCTAGTCGTAGATTGGTTTGATGACACCGTTCTTCCGACTCCCAAAAGGAGGCGAAAGCGGCTGCATCAGTATCAATCCCCGATTCGATAGACTCATTCTTTTTAAAGAATGACTCGACTTGAAGAAGGACTTGGGCAAATCGTGCTTCACTCTGTGAGAAAGCACCTAAGAGATCACTGCTCCTCGTCAGTCGGTTAAGGTCGCGAGACCTTAACCATCCGTTCAGCTGGTTAAGTTGTTCGGAACTGAAGAGTCCAGGCTCGAGGTCAACTAGGAAACATCTACACGCGTAGTATGGATCCAATTGAGGTTTCATTGCGAATTCCTCTTGTCATGTTTAGTGGTTAATCAGGACGATTATAGCCACTGCCGCGACTGTAGCTATCAGAACTACACAAGACCTAAGCCTCATCTTGAGGCAGTCGGTAATGTGTGACCTGACAGAACGCAGTGATAAGAGCCGGCAGCCCAGCCTATCCTTGAAAGGACAGTCTGGATCTACGGAACTCCCCCTCTCCATTAGGAGAGGAATTCCTGCGTATCAACAGAGTTGCCGAACTCGTCTCCTGCAATAACATCACGCAGAACGGCGAGAACGGCGGCGACGTCGCTCGATTGCCCGTAAAGGGGAATCGAAACGGTACATGACATGTTGACCTTTTCAGGCAGGACCTCGCTGTTGGCGTCCTCGGTAGCGTAAACTACGCTAAACGAGTACTCCGCCTTGCGGGATCCAGGCCCTGCTACCTTCCGCTTTTCGATCACGATCTTCGGTCTGAGGACCGTGTGTCCACTTAAGGTAGAAGTACGGGAGTTTCCGTTTGTGGAAAACTCCGTGAGTGCAGTCGACATGGCTGCCATAGTTTCTCTCCTAGATTACTCAGCGAACTCCCGCTAACATGAAGGCAACGTCTCGTTGCTTGTCCACGTTAGTGTTGAGACGCCATTGAGGACGGGTTGAGATGCTACACGGATCGCGATGTTGATACTTACCGTAACAAGAGCCTCCACAGTTTCCTGTGAAGACGCTTACAGTAGATAGATTCTCGAGGTTGACAGACATTGATCTTTCGATCACTATCTCCCAGCCTTTTGAAGCTGTATACTGCGAGTTAACGGCTAGTAACGACATAGCATCGATGAAAGTTCCCATGTTGATATACCAATCCGCTATGAAGCTCCATGGGATTAATTCCCATGCTGTCTTAATAGGGTTGGCAACAAAACGACTGACTATAACATCAGCTGTGACAGCGCCGCGGACTCCTATGGTAACAGAGTCGGTGAGGCTGACATGCTGTATATAGGCATTCGGGGAGGTCGTATCGAAGCTTTTATCCGCTACCAAATTGGTAGAGGTTCCAGCCCGATTAGACCAACGACGTCTGTCCTTCCATCGCGCAATAGAATTGTAAAGATCAACAACATCATAAGCCGTGGTACGAACTTCGTAACGACCGCCAAGCCAAGCTTGGGCGGTATCGCCAAGAAATTTGTGCCCGAACTTACGATATTTGAGGATCTTGTGCAATCCGCGAGTGACTCTTCGAAAAGAGTCAATCGTCTTATGCGCTTCAGCCGCCATGGTGAGAACATCTGCTCCTTGGGAGTAGATGCCTGCCGCTGCCTGCTGGACGTAGGCCTCGGCATCCACCATATACTCACTAAAATCACTACCATCGATGATCCAATAGTCTTTCGACCATTCGGGCCATTCTTGGCGGATGATTTTACGAGTGAGTGGGTTCTGGTTGTTATACACATTTTGTGCAGAACCTCCAGTTCGTGACCCGCTGATTAGCGTCTGCCGAAAGGCAGTATGCGGCAGCAAGTCACCCCGCTCTCGGCGACGGTAGAAGTGATCGATCCGATCACCGCAGGTTTGCTCAGTCTCCACGTAGTCGGTGAAAGAAAAGGAATATTCTTCAACCAACGGCGCGTGACTGTAGTGGTTATACCACGGCTTATCTACGGTTACGGAACCGGCACCTCTACTTTTACAGAAGACAGGCCCGTACATTACATTTCATCGAGTTCCTGAGTAGC